GACGAGGGTTGTCACCTAACTTGACCGGGGCTTTAAGACTACCCCCGGTAGCCGCATTATAAGACGCTCTCCCTTTGGCGTTCAAGCCGCCTTTTGGGTTTTGCCCTTCTTTTCGCTGCCATACCGGGGTTTTCATGCTAATACGCCCGCTTTTTGGGCATTTTGGCTTCAGACATGGCAATCGCAATAGCTTGTTTGCGCGATTTGACCATCGGTCCTGACTTGCTACCGGAGTGCAGTTTACCGGCCTTATACTCTCGCATGACTTTACCGATCTTCTTTTCGCCTTTGGACATTTTCATAACTACTCCTTAGTGATCGGCCCGCCGGATTTCCAAGCATCACAAGTGCGGGCCGAAGCACAAGTGAACTGAAACAGGTCGCAATAGCCCAAATCCGCGGCTTTTACAAACTGTTCATCGTAAGACAATTCGCCTTTTTTCTCGTCTTTTTCCAATCCACCAATGATGCATTGCATCATTTTTGGTGTTTGTATAAACGCCGCGCAGTTTCCGCAGCGCATACCTTTGATGGTATCTGTCGGGGCGTTGTACATCTTGGCTTTTTTAAGCCAAAAGGCATCGTTTGCCTCGTTAGGATTAGGCGGCCCGTAACCGTATTCTTTGAACGCATGATTACGGTTTTTAAGGTTGACCGACACATCCTGTGTGGCCAAAGGGCAAATAGCGCCAGATAGCAGACCAGTTTTCATAATTAAACAGCCTTTCTCGGCCTACCCCGTTTTTTCATAACTGTCGGGGGCGCCAAAATAATGCCTTTTGAGGCTTCCTCGACCATTGGAATAGGCTCCATAGATTCTTCGTCGATTCGCGTATAACCGGTATGCCCGCGCATCGAATCAATATCATGCTGAAGGGTAAACGTCACCGTTTGACCACTTTGCAAACATCTAAAAGTTGCCATTTTTCCCTCTAAAAATAGATAGGGGGCCGAAGCCCCCTACCGTTATACAACGCAGCGAGCGATAACAAGGCGGATAGTGCAAGACGCCAGATCGACTGTAGAGCCGGATTCATTTTGAATCCGAATCGACACCGAACCTGCCGAATCGACATACGCCGTGATGCTCATACCAACTTCGCTGACCGAAAACGAGCAGCCGATAACCATATCGCCCAGGGCAACGCCCGGAACAGCCACAGTATCGGTTTCACCCGCGCCATCGACCAGAGAACCAGCATCCAACGTCGCTTTTACGAGCCAAGTATCGCTAAAAAGCCCGCGAAACTGGTCGTTACCCCGACGCGAGGTAATGGAAGTAGCAGCAGCCATGTCAAAATCTCCTAATCAGGTTAAAAATGCCCCCCGCCGGTTAAGACGGAGGGCAATGCCGTATTAGGCAGGCACAGCCAGTGCAAACGCCGAGCTGGACAGCGCGGCGCCGGTCGTGGCGGCCGTACGCAGGGCTTTAACGCCATACAGGGTATCGGCCGTGTAGAGCGTAGCCAGATATTCCTGTTTGTATTGCGTCTGCGAACGAACACCGACTTGCTCAACCAGCACCATCGAGTCACGATGCCCCATCAAGCAGATACGATCCGCGCCGCTGCTGCCCGCGCCGTAGTCTGCATTCGAGGTCGTGAACACCGGGATGCCGTAGAGCTGACCGATTTCACCGTTACGGATGGCATTGCCGTTGCCGACAAATGCCTGTTCCGTATAGCGCGCCAGACCCATGAGCGTGTTGCGGCTCGACGGCGGAATGATAAAGAAACGCCCATCCATCGGGGTATCGTTATCGTCCAGACGTTGAATCGTGCGACGGATCGCCGCATCGGTCAACGCCGCCGCATTGGAAGTGGTGCTGTTATACGCGGTCGTGCCGTCCGAACCAATATACGCTTTGGTGGACGTATTGCTGGTGGCGTAGTCGTTCGTGCCAACCGAAGCACCGTTGAAATAGCGACCAAGTTGCACCAAATCGGTGTCAACCTGTTTAGCCAGAGCATAGCCAGCATCTTCGGTGTAGAACGAACGCAGGCTCGACAGGGCTTGCACTTCCACAATGTCTTCAATCAAGCGGCTGTATTCATAGTGCTTGTTGATAGCCACTTGCACTTCCGTTTCCGTCGCCGCGATCAGCGTAACGGCCGTTTCAGCCGCTTTTGCCGATGCCGAACCACGAGTCGGGGCCGGAATGTGAACGGTGTCACCTTTCTTGCCCTTGAAGTTCATGCGTTTGACGACGTTCGCCAGCACAAGGTTTTTCTTGTACGCGGCGACAATTTCATCACTCCAAATTTCAGGAATGAAGGTTGCAGCGGTAGTAACGGTTACCGCAGGGGTCGGATAAGCCATTTTGTAAATCTCCTAAAAAAAAGTTATTTAACCCTGCCCTCTGCATAAGCCTGCATGATTTCATCACTCAGAGCTTCATAGCGGGAAGGATCAGTCATTTTCAGCCTAATGAGATCAGCCCGTCTGTAAACACGTTTTGACGACTCTCCAGAGCCACCTACATCAACCGCCGCGGCTTTAAGATTTTGCTTACGGGTTTTTTCGCCTGCGTCTTCCGTTTGCTTGGTCTTAACACCCCGTAGTTCTTTGTAGGTAGACAGCAATTCATTGGCGCTATCGTAGTCATACTCGCCATCAGCTTTTGCCCAAAGATTAAGCCTGATTGGACTCATTTTGACCCAATTAACAAACTCAGGGTCTTGCACTACGTTCACAAAGTCAGGATGATCTTTGCCCAATCGCTGTTGGACTTGCATCTTTTTAAACTCAGTGGCGGCTTGCCGCGCAGCAAGAATATCCGGATGCTTTTCGACAGTGCTTTGAATCGCCTTTTTGGGGTCTTCAAAAAAGTCTACTTCCGGTTCTGGTTCTTTCGTAGTTGTCGTAGCGGCGCCGAGATTTTGCTTGATAAGTTCATCAGCCAGTTTACGGACTTCACCGACTTCTTGAGCCTGCTTACCAATCAGCTTTTCAGCTTCCTGGTGCATTTTCACGACCTCATCCAGACTTTTACCCCGATATTTTTCGGGAATGTCCGAACTAACGGCCTCGACGGTGGACTCCAGCTTTACTTCTTCCGGCTTAATGTCTTCTTGCGACTCGATTTCGTTTTCGATCAACATATTTATTTCCTTTTCCTGCCTCATTGGGTTGTAGGAGATTAACTCGCCAAAATGGTTAAGAGTTAGCTTTTTGCTCTGCCTTCAATTTATCAAGATGACGCTGTTCAAACCGTCCATGTGCAGACGGAAATGAGCCAGACCATCCTTCAAGTTTGATGGCAGGAGCCGAAATGATGCGTTTAGCCGACGCACCACAGTCACACTGAACGATATTTTGCTCGAAATGAACGTATCGTTCAGTCAAATGCCCGTTTTCACAGGCAAATTCATACACGTGTTTCAAGTTGTAAATCCTCGTAAGTTTTTGCGCTGGCCTCTTGCAAGGTTTTCAGCCATAGCAGGATCGATAGTTCACCACGTTTAAAATGCAATTGTTTTTCGTTTTCAATGCCAGAAATACTGTTAAGACTGGCTATCATGGCGTCAATATCCACCATCAAATCAGACCACCCTTCAGTAGCCATCATTGAAAACCGTTCTTCATAGTATTTCTGTAGTTCTGGCGTCATAGGACTATTTACGGCAATCCCGCTACGAACTCTTTTGCCGCATCTGCCGACATGACGTTACCGTCAACATCTTGGAGTTGGGCTTCGTCTGCATTGATTTCCTGCTTGAACCGTTGGTAGTCGGTGTTGGCGGGGTCGAATGGGATAACGCATCCATCACCCATAAATAACACCGCATCATTTTTTCCAGTTGGGCCATTTAAAAGTTTATACATATTAAAGCTCCGCAGAAGCAAACCAGCTTCCAAAAACAATTCCAGCACCAACTGCTAATGTGCCACCGCTGTTGTTTTGAATACTAAATTGGGTGTCGTAAATTCCACCAGCAGAAGCAGAACCGCTAGCGTAATCCGTTCCTGAGTTATTCGAAAAGACGTTTGTATTTGTTGCTGTTGTGTAAGGGTAAGTTGTTACGCTTGGCGCAGCCCGTTTCGTAACTTTAAAAGGAATCGTCAAATACCATATACTATTCGTAATGCTGGTAAGTTGGATTGCGTAAAACGTGGCTTGCCCACTTGTTTGTATTGCCGTGGCTTGGCTGACACTTTTT